TCCTGATGGGAAAGACCGATGTTCGTGTTTATATCCGCAAGGGTAGTCCCTAGAGACTCGTTAACCCCAGCCTCATTGACAGATTGATCCTGAAAAGAGTTACCAATGTCACGATTAATTCCAGACAGGGTGACACCCGCATCTCGATTAATTTCACCAGATGCGACACCTTGCCTCTCACTGGAATCGCCAAGCTGAGTACCCAAGCTAGTAGACATATCAGCAAGCTTAGTTCCTGCCTCCATGTCGATGTCTGCCATCGCCCGGCCCTGACCCACCTCAAGCTCTGCGAGATTATCCCCCATGCCTGTGCGGATATCGGCAACACCTGCTCCCTCTGTTGTAGCCAAGTCACCGAAGATGGAGCTGTAGTTCGCGCCTAAATCTGCAAGACCTTCTGACCCTCTTTGCGCTCTTTCTGACAAAGTGCCAAGCTGTTGGAAGTGACTATCTAGTTCCTGCTGAACAATGCCTAAGCCTAGCTCTTGCAGTCTACGTGCTCTGTTTCCGCCCGAATCACCTGAACCAACCAACCTAGCAGCCTGCTCTAACTTGTAAGCAGTTGCAGGAGAGGAATTGTACTGATCATAAAATGTCTTCTGAGCGTCATTACCGAGCGCACCAGTCATGGCAAGCTGTAATCTAAATGCTTCCTTGCCGCCCTCAAATGCGCCCAGGGCATCCTTACCTTCAGCTAGTTCACGCTCAACAAGCTGACGACCACCACTAATGGCAGACTTGAATCCTTCCTCAGCACTAGTGTAGCTGCTGGTGATCTGGCTCATCGCCTTGGTGAATCCCTCACCCAGGTTTTGTTTTGCGGAGGCTACACTCGCCGTGTAATCACTTCGCGCAGTCTCGAACCCCTTTAGTAGGGCCGCTCTCTGAGCCTCGCCGCCAGACTTAATGTCGGAAAGTGCAGAGTCTGTGTATCCTTTGGCAGTGTCATATCCCTGCTGAAGCTGAGCACGTTGGTTTGTACCGCCAGACTGCAGGTCTGTTAGAGCCTGACCTGATCGGTTAGTGGCCTCAGTAGCGGCAGTGTTTAGTGCGTCACGCTGTAAAATTCCACCCGCACCAACATCAACCAGAGCCTTAGTTGACCCTAGTGTCGCAGCAGCAGCGCCCTTATCTAACTCGCCACGCTCGTTTATTCCAGCAGCAGCTAGATCGGCCTTGGCAACATTGTTAAGCCTTACAGCGTCATCATATGCGGCCTGCAGGGATGCTCTTTCCTCAGTGCCTGCGTTCTTTAGGTCGTTCTCTGCCTTGATTCTAAAAGCGTCAGCGTTCTCATACCCAACAACAAGAGCCGCCCGTTCAGTCTCGCCAGAGGCAGTCCTACGGCCAGCAGCATCATCCCTCGAGCCAGAAAGAGAGTCATAGACCACAGACAGAGCGGTTCTAGCGTCTGACGCGCCTTCTCTTATAGTTGATTGAGCACTGTCTCGAATGCCTGCGTTCTGTTGATACCCGGTAACAAGCGCATCTCTCTGACCCTGACCGCCCTCCGATATAGCCGTAAGAGCGCCGGCTTTAAGCGCCTCCATCGAGGCAGCAGTGCCGGTCGTAATAGCCTCAAAGATCTCATCTGCCTTGCCTAATCCCGCAAGTTCTAGATCAACTGCTCTCTGTGCGGCATCAGCCCGGATCCTAGCAGCCTGATCGACAGCAGGAGACATAATCCCTGTGGCAGTTCGCATCGCCCCGGCATTGTTCTCTGCGTTAGCAGTAGCCGCATCAGATGCTCTATCGCCAGCATCCTTCTCAGCACCACCAAAAAATGTATCCTTAATAAATGTCATTTAGCACCGTCCAAGAAGTCAGAGACTTCATTGCGTGTAATTCCGAATAATCGTTGTGAGATAATCTCTCCATCCCTGCGGTAGCTGGCCCGGTTAAGACCCTCCTCCTTAAATCCAACCTTCAAAGCAAACCCACACACATCAGCATGGCACTCAGGAATCGAGGCAGTGATCTTCTCGTAGTCTGTACCCATGAAGAACTTAAAGGTCTCTATCATTGAGTCCATCGCGTAATCATCACGAAAGTCTTCTAGGATATGGACATGGATATCAACACAAACTGAGTTTAATGGGGTTAGGCATATTGCGCCTATAAGAACCTCATCTGACATAGCAAGCCAGGCTTCCTTCTGAGTATCAAGAACTATGTGTTTATCGGTCAGGCCGGCCTCGCTGATCCGAGCGAATATCTCAGGGTCCGTAAGCACAGACCTGATCACATCAGTGTCATAAGTTCGTTCACAGATCATGTATTATTTGTTCCTGTTACGCTTAAGCTTAACGCGCTAGCGGCAGACGCAAAAGAATTAATAATGCCTCCCGTATCAATCCCGCGACCAACCAATTCAAATAGTGCAAGAGTGCTATTTGCTGGTATTGATAAAGCATCAATAGCTTTGGTAAGATTTGCCACAGACTCTCCATTTTGAAGAATATAAACAGTTAAATCTCTTGGAGTGCCTGTATAATTAGTGACGCTAGCTTGATCAATCCTAAATCTAACAGTCCCCCCAGGGACAGTATACGCCGTAGCCTGAGACGAAGGCACGTTATGTGAGGATAGAGCGATTATTGTCGATGATATAGCCATTTCTTTACCCTACGATATGTTTGTTAAGTCAGTACAACGCTGCCAGTTCGTTCCATTAGATGCCGCCAGTGTTGCGCCGCCAGACTCGTTTGTTACATAGATATATGATCCTGCTTTCCATACGTCTGCGGTGGCTTGAGCTACTGTCTTAGACGGAGCAAAAGGCCTATCCATATCCCTTTTGATTGACGCAATTAAAAAAGTATTATCTGTCTGCGATGTTTGCGCTAAATCTGAAATACTCAATGCCATTCTACTAATATTTGAAAATAATTGGCCTATTTTGCCAGAATTAGCGCTAGTTTCTTCCAATACGCCGTCCAAAGCCGCAATCTCGGAGCTTAAATTAGCAAGGTTAACAATCTCACTATTAATTCTTGATATGTATGATTGAATCTGAGCTAGATTACCAATGGCATCTTGTATCGATTGATCTGTCGCATTTGTGATCTCAATAGATTCTACCTCTTCTAGAAATTTAATGAATTTTCTAGACGGCCTACCATCGTCATCAACAATGCGCTCACCCAGCCGTGGTGCTTGTGTAATTAAACTAGGCAAAGTCACTCATCCATTTGTAGATAACACGCCTCACCGGATCATCAGACTTAAACCTCAGCACCCTACTCACAGGAATGCGTCCAAGCCTGTTCCAGATCAATCTCTTTGCGTACTCTCCGATCTTGCCCATCTTGCGGCCTCGAGCACCTGACCAGGTCTTGCCGTTGTCAGTGTATGACATGAGCCAGACAGGATCCTCAGAATCAGAATTGCCCACGCCAGACTCGATGAACATCTCGATCTCGTCTTGGAAGTAGGGAGTACCCTTCACATCAAAAGGCTGAGACACGACAACACACTCAAACCTGCTGCCAAACTCAAAATGGTGGTCCAGATCAAGGTATCCGATGTTGCCTGTTTGGTTGTCTCCAACCAGTAGCTTGCCGTATGCCTTGCAAATATGTTGGCCTCTCCATCTCTTGTGAGAAAGACCATTGGTGTATCCAGACTGCCTCTCGTGCCACACAGGAGTCTGTAATGAATTCGATGCGGTATCATCGTAGACGAGCGTATATTCGCCCACAGTGAACACAGCAAACACATGACCGTCCTGAGAGTAAGTGTCAGCGATTGCATTGCTTATCTCATCCTTGGTAGCAAGATTCAGCATGTACTCAACGGCATCAGTAGAGATTCTGCCAACACCAGTACCGCTCACCCTGTAAACGGCAGGATTCTCGTTATTTCCGCCACCTATGAATAGAAAATCATTAGCGAACTTGATTATCGACAGACGAGCACAGCAGCCATACTCAAAGTTAGCGCCATCGATCTCTGCAAAGGGGAATAGGTTTGTCTCGATATTGTCGTAGAGAGCGGTCGTTTTAGTTCCGAGCACGTACAGGTCATCATGACTGGTGAAGGTGGCAGTGATGTTATCCGGGGATAGATCCTCCACATCAAAGTCCAAAGCGTCAAAACTTTGACCATTGTTATTGTCATACTTGGATGCGTTATAAAATTCAGTGTCAGTATTAAATACGAAGTAGCCGCGCTTGTAGTTGACCGTTCTGGTCTGGCCGACACCCAGAAATACCGAGTCAGTTATCTGCGCCAGGGTAGCTGTAGCCACAGTGAAGAAGTAACCATTACCATCAGGCACGATAATGCAAATTGTCTTTGTGTTGTAGGACATGGACACATCTGACTCACCGGCAATAGTGCCGTGATTAGTCATTGTTCCGTCCTCAGCAAACGATACAAAGTTAGTCCCGATCACATAGTAGGGAACACCCGCTATCTCGATACACCCACGAGATCTCTGAGCGATGCCGGTAGTGCTGAAGTTAACAATGCCGGGGGTCGCAAACAATGCGATCGTTGAGAATAGATTGGACTGATCCTCATTCACTTGCGGGTACATATTGATGCACCTCTTGCGGGAGAGAGGCAGGCTTCGACTCTGATAGAAGCCTGTCTGCATCATTAGTTCAGCTCTCATTCTGGAGCCATATCTAAAGGAGCCATGTCCTGATCAAACCCAAACACATCCTCCATATACTCAGTAGAAAGGAGCTTTATAGTCTGGAATTTCTCGAAGGTGGTCTTGTATTCCGGAGCCAGAATCTCAGCCAACTTAAAGACCAATGCCAAGTACCACTCATCTGGGAAGTCTGGGGTGTTAGCGGTAGTGCTGAAGACTTGGATAGGTGTCTGGTAGCTAAACCTTACCAATCCCTTCACAGTGCTCGAGGGTTGCCATAGGTAGTAAGTGCCATTAGCCAGAGTAGGATTGTAGTAATCGTTAACCACATCGCCCGTAGTCGTTTTGTCTGGCTGATTAAGGTATCTCTCTCTCGCCCATCTGCTGACAGGGATCTGATCATCGGATACCGTAGTCTGGAATCTTGTCATCTCGCCCAGTATCGCTAGTGGACGGTCAATTAAATTGGTAAAAGTGTAGACGGTATTACCGCTCGCAGCAGCAACAGTCAGCGCATTGGTCACAGTCACAGCAGTGGCAGAGTCAACACTGACAATAGTGGTCCATTGTCTGGTCCCATCATCTAGCTCGATGCCGATCTTATCTGCCGCGGTCATGCCTGCAGTAGAGGTAATCCCCAGGACAGTCTGAGCGATAGCCTCATCCCCGGATAGAGTCGATGCCACGAAGTCAGAAGACTCACAGCACTCATCACCAGTAGGCCCGATTGAGTAGCTGCCCTTGCCAACATCAAGGAATAAAACGCCATCTCCCTCCTTCCAGAGGTTAGCGCCTTTAGCCTGCAAGAACTTGACGAGCCTATTAAGCTCATCCAGCCCGGTATTCATGTCCTCGATCTCAATGTCCTGTGACACATCGATTGCGCCACACTTACGAAGTGCAGCCTTTACGATGTCATTAGCATTGTTGGTGATCGTATAATTGCCGCTCGTGGTCATAGGTCATTCGCCGTGATGATAGGGTATCTGTCTGGACCTCTAGGTCGAGGATCCTTCACAGCAGGATCATCCTGCGGGAGTTTAATTATATCTTGTGGCTGGCGGGTCTCAAAGTTTCTTCTGTTGACTAATTGACCCTTCCAGTTAAAGACACAATCAGACCTCTTGCACTTAACGCCAGAGATCTGATCGATAACCCAGTAGTCAGCACTCATCTAGCCAGACTCAGTTATGAGTATAGAGCCAGAACCTGCGCCTCCCAGGGTGAGAAGCCATCCATCATAGGGTGCGTTAATAGCACCAACAGCACCGTTAGTAATACTAACAGCGCCGGCAGCAGGCACATCAAAAGTAGGGCTTGCGCTCTGAATGTCATTATTGGTCACAGTGACCGTTAATGTCTGCCCGCTGAGGTTTTGTATAGTCGAGCTATACTGATCACCCCGGCGAGAATTAGCGACAAACTTCTTAGTGGTTAGACCTGTCATATCTACAGTGCGTCTAGACATAAGTCCTCCTATTAAGCTTCTTTAGCCCAAACACCGCGAGCATCGACAACCTGCCATGCAACAACACCATCAAGCGATGCCAGTGTCACAGAGTCACCATACTTAGCCGTAGCTTTAGTATTGATCAGGTCTTTGTTGTCAGTGGAACTACCTGCGTAGGTAATGCCATCAAGTGCTGCCGGGCTTATGCTGATACCAGCAGTTCCGCTCGGAGCTGTGTTTACAATCGTTACCGTGTTACCGATAGCAATTGAAGGCAGTGTGAATACCATACCATCTAGCTTAGACGTAAATGTCTTACCAGAGTCAGTGGTGATAATAATTGTGTAGTTAGCAGTTTTTGCTACGGCCTGTGTGTCAACAACAAATGTCGAAAGGCCATTGGGGTAACCTGTTAAACGTGGCATATCATTTCTCCAGTGCCTGATGGATTCAAACCACCACTTAACCGAGTCTGGGACACATATCAAAAGATCAAAAAAAGCAGAGGCCCAGATGGACCCCCGCCGACTATCTAAGAAGCTTACGCTCCCTGCGTACCGTATAGACCATGTGGATCAGTCCAGCCAGCAGCATAACGCTCGTATACAGAGAAACGAGCATTCTTGCTAACAAACGCCATATCCTGACCGAAGTCAGCATCTTCACGAGTGAATGAGCGTAGACCAAGTGGACAATCAGTCTTAACAAACCAAGCATCTGGATCGGTAAGATAATGATTAACCTCAGTACCCTTGCTGAACTTATTCATCTCACGCAGAGCGTTGATGTCGTTGTTAGCAGTACCAGATTGATCTTGCGACTTCATGATCCGAGTTGCCTCAAACGCCAAGTCGCTAGGGATCACCAAGCACTCTTCACGTAGAGCCATCTGAAGTCCTTTAGGATCGGTAGCCTTAGAAATAAGGATACACATATCTTCTAGAGACGCTTCTGACAGATCCGCATCAACCGCTAAACGGTTAGCGTAAGTAACACCAGACGGGCCGAGAATCTGCGAAGTGCTGCAAAGATTCAGACCGCTGCCGCCAGGCATGGTGTAGCCAGTATCGAATGCACGATTAAGGATGTTCGCGTGAACAATCTCTTTCGTGACGTTCTTACTGCGAGCCAATGAAGATGCCTTGGAATAACCACGATCATATAGGTTATCTTTGATAGCCTCATGAGTCATGATGAAACCCTTAGCATATGCAAGGTTCACGTACTTAGGAGAGAATCCCTGAGAGAAGTCTTCAAACGCAATATCTGTGCCTTCAGCCTTCTGCTCTAGCAATCCCAAACCTTCAACCTGTACATCAACCTCATACGCTTTACGCGAAGAGCTTACGTTGAAGATCTTATTCCATTCAGTAGGCCATGCCTTATCGTCACGACCATACGTTTTGTTGATACCTTCGACAAGGAGTCGAGGGATATTACCTGTAGATACAGTCATGCCTTATACCCCTGTGATATCGCCTTGCAAGAAGCTACCGTTAATCGATACCAAGGCACGATCACCTAGAGTACCTGACGTAGCGCCTGGAAGAAGCTTGTGGATTTTAAAATGAAGAGTGGCAGTTGTAGCCTTGGTTGAACTATCTAGCTGCATGTTCGAGCTAGTTAGACCGCCAGACTTAGTTGCCGCCGTTACCAATGCATCAGCGTTTAAGCCTACATCAACAGCATTGAGGGTCGCATCACATTCAACTTGGAACATGACGTTCTTATCAATCGCAACAAACGCAGTCGCCGCTGTGCTTACGGCAATACCGCCGGCATCAGTGAAATTTTCGCTTGAGAAATCGGGAGCGAAAGACTGGATAACACCAGCAATTCGTGCGCCTTGTGAGGCTTTTACGATACCAGCAGTGCCTGTTACGGCATTGGATGTACCTGTAAGTGTGACCACATCACCAACAGCAAGTATAGAGGCATTACCTACAGGAACATCGAATTCCCTGATAGCGCCAGTATAATCGCCAGATGACTGGCTAGATGAAACTTTGAATCCGGACATTTATAGTCCTCCATTAAATAATTGTGAAAGTTTACGTACACTTTTCGCAATCAAATAACGGAGGTACTATCCGCTGATTGGGTTACTGCTTTCTTACGTTGCTGGCTCGAACATCCCTTGTTTGGTTAGTGCTACTGAAGCACCGTCCGGGGCATACTCTTCATTGCCAATTGTATTCTCTGCTGATAGCGTCTTTGCTATCGAAGCCTCCCTGGTTGCCAGATCTTCTTCTCTGAACACTATGGGTAGCTTCATGAGATGTAAATGATAAGACCCTGAAGGAAAGGTAACTTTCTCACCATTGCCATCCTTCACAAACTCATATGCTGCCTGTAAGTGTGTGGCAATTCGACCTGGTTTGTCAAGAACGAACCGCAGGTAGAAGGCAGGGTCCATATACGGAGCCGCAATACCCTCAAGCCTTTGTTGCCGCCCTATAGGAATACGAGTAGTTCTTGCTGCAGATACCGCCTGATCCTCATCTCGAGAGTTAGGCTCACGAGGATCCCGCTTCTCCTTCTCATGAACAAGCTCTACCGCTTCAGAAGCAATGCTCCCAGGGTTCTCAACGGCAGGTATCTCTGACACATCATCAGCATGAACCTGCGCTGCATTATCCGTTACTGGTGATCTTGGCTTTCTACTCATGATCCTGCGCTCCTGCTGTCTGTAACCATCTGCTGAATTTCTTTAGGGGTGAAGTTATCGCTAAGGCCGGCAGCAATCTCTGACTCTTCATGAGTCCACTGTGACTTAGGTATCAACCCGCCCTTACCTTTCCCTCCAGAGCTACGCCCACCAGACTCGCCAAGGCTTGCCTCATTGCGTCTAGGGTTTACAGAAGGTTCTTTATCCGGGTACTTGTCAGCAACCTTCTCATCGACATAAGCAAGTGATTCTTGCATGCTCATGCCCTTGGCTGCAGCAATCTTGAAATGGTTGTCAGCAAACTTAAATTTTGCAGATGACTCATCAAAAACCCAATCGTTAGTTTGTTTCCAGTCCAGAAGCGCCATGTTGCCAGTCTTCTTAACCGAAGCCTCATCACCATCATCAGGGATATCCTTCAACTGCTTATCGACTTTCTTAACCTCTGCCACATCACCTTGGGCAATAAGATTGTCGCGCTTACTCTCGAGTTGTTGACGCAGAGCGTTATTCTGAGCGTTAACAAACATCGTGGCATTCTTTAATCGATCACCGAAGTCCTTCTTGATGTCACCAATGTCGGTCTTAAGTCGGCCCATCTCAGAGAGCATGTCGCCCTTCTCCTTGAACCGCCTAGCATTGACCCAGTCATCCGGGTCTCCCTTCCATTCGCCTTTAGGTCTCCAGCCATGCTTACTCTGATCCCTCTCTAGGTCAGACAGGCCATCATCATCTTCTTCGTCATCCTCATCTTCAATTCCCTCACCCAGCTCCGGGTCAGTAATCAACTCGTCTTCTTCTCCCAATCCTATATCATCAGGCATACTATTCTCCTATCTTGCTTACTATGGATGTATCTGGGATCAATCTCTGATACTGACCTGATTCTTCAGACTTATCAGTTCGATAGAAGGCAGACTTCTTGCCCTCGTAACTTCCTTTATATTCCACACGATCACCAATAGCCACGCCCCAGTCGCCTGGAGTAGCACAACCTTTAATGTCTTTGTATGCAATAGGACCGAAAGCAATGATGCGGCCAATCTGCTGACCTTCCTGCTCTCTGGTGTGCTCTGTGGTAGATGCCATGATTATGCCACCCGTACTCTTCTGCTCTACTGATTCATCTTCAACCAGCACGTAATGCCCACAAGGAATAAGCTTAGTCATCCTCATTCACCTCCGGTGGTGTCCACTCTAGAACATCCTCGATGGTGCTGATAAATAATGACAAATCTAGTGGATTGGTAATGCTCTCAGGTAGGCACATCTCCTGAAGAGCATCGATCTGCTTCTCCTGAAGTTCTAACACCAGCAATCTAGTGATTGGCTGATCTCTCCATTCCTGAATCGACTCCGGGGAAAACTTCTTACCCTGGGATATTCTCTTTCTTAAAGCGTCTATTCGCTCTGCCTGCTCATCTAGCTGAAGCACTATGCTTCTCCTTCTCTGGTTTAGAATTGGTTAGTCACTATTGACTGCTTTCTATTTGCTGAGATATTAACTATAATTAATACCTGACTTTCTATAGGTGGATTCTACTATGTCTATTATAAATATGAAAGAAGCTAGGATCCGTCTCGAATGGCTCCTGCCGGCCTCTGACATGGACCAATATTCTGCCCCCTCCAGTCTCTACGCGCAGACCTTGGTTGCCTTGAACTCTCTCGCTAATAGCATTAGGAGCACGAAGTTGACCTAAAATCTTATCTTGATAATTATCAGCCACGCTTCATCAACTCCTCTGTTAGTGGGTCATAATCGTACTCAACAACTTCCTCATTAGGAGCCTCTAGTGCCTGCTTAACCTGTGGATCCTCTTCTCCCATCTGGTTCTCAAAGACCCTGACCAGACTATCCATCTGCGTTGAATACTTAGTGATCTGGTTCTTGGTTTCTTCAGTCTCAGCCTTCTCAAGATTAAGGATAACCTTAGAGATAGTTTCCTTGATGTCAGCGACTGCCTTGGCCTTAGAGATAGCAGTCTTAGCTTTCTCATTCTTGACCTGCTCACCGAATAGCCTTATCTGCTCTTTTGCCATCTCAGATTCAAGTGCCTGCGCTTGTCGCATAGCCTCTAGCTGAGGATCTGGCTCGTCACTCTTAGGAGGGAATATCTCGTTAACGTCATCCTCTCCCAGGTTGATAATGTATTTCTTCATGATGGGAATAGGATTACCACCGTACTGAAGGATTCTGTCAGCCTGCTCGAGCAGAGCTGAGGATTGCATGATGTTTTGCATCTTACTTGTTAGCTGAGGATTGGCAGCAGGCATGACATCCAACCCTTTCATGTCATAGTCTTCAGCGTAGTTATAAGCCGCCATCACTGGCTCAGCCTGTGGCTCTTGTGGTGCTTGCTGTGACTGACCCTCTGGTGCTTGAGGCATACCCTCTGGCATCATTGCTTCAGGTTGCTCTGGCTCACCAACCACATCCAAGTAAACTTCAGGATCGGTATACTTGCGATTGAGTTCAGCAAGCTTCATGAACTCTTCCTTCATGCTGCGATAGATTCTCTGGGTGATGGCAGACGCAGGCATTAGCTGCTCCTGGACCATTCCAAGCATAGTCGTAGCGGGAGCGTTAGCACCGATAGCATTAGTCAGGTCAGCACTGGCCGACAATCTCTGTACCTCAGCGTTCATCTTCTCGTTGAATGCGTAGAATGCCTGATCCGGACCCCTAAACGTGTGCTCCCGCACAGAATTCTGAAGGTCTGCAGCACTCATGAGGGTAGGAATATAGGATCCAGCCTTGAACCTTAGCGCACCTGTAGCCTTCCGGAATCCCTTAGCTAGGAATCCGCCCGGCGTACTGGCAAGCTTCCCTGCGTTCAATATGGCGTTTGATGTTGAGTTGATAGCCTGAGTTAATCCTGCCAATAGATGCACATATCCTATCCCAAGGAATGCACCCTCCTTGTCGAACGGCAATATAGAGCCAGGGATGAAGAAATACTCTGTGATCTGGTTGATAGGGTTTATACGTACTAAGCTGACCTGACTGATCCGAGAGTTCTTTTTATCGATCTCAGCATCGCCAGTAATTTCTATCCCCAAGTTATCCACACCCGCCAAGACTGCGCTAAGCTGTAAGACCTTACCATTGGGAGCCTTCACCATGATGTTGTCTTCTTCAAACCTAGCCGTGAGCCTCATTAGCTTACCGCTAGACTCATGGACCACCGCCAGATAAGGCTCCTCGTATCCATCCTCATCCAGATCAAAATACATCTGCTGAATAAAGAATTTCTCACTCGATTCTGATGCAGTCTTATGCTCTGCCTGAGATTCTGTGCCGATCTCCATGTCTGGGTAGTTCTGCCAGATGCCCTCGCGTTGCTTTGAGAGCACAACACTCTCTGAATACTCGCGGATAATAGTCAAACTTCTAGCATCGTCCATCGTGTTGTTGGCTTGATTCACTGAGAAGTCAGGCCAGCGCACAATCTCTGAGACGTTAGTGCCTAGACCCGCATCGAAGTAGGTCCACTTGAATACAGCGCCATCACTCGGAGCCATGTACAGTAGGCTGTCCTGATCCTTGCGCCATGTCTTTTGTTCGTAGTTAAGCTGATAGCTCATGTGAGTCGATATTCGCTCACCGCGCTTAGCCTTCTTCTGATCGGGATCCTTGCCTATGACATCGAACTTGACTAGTTCACGAGGCTTTAAAAGGGTAGATGAGGCTCTGTCACCAAACTTAAGACTAGACTCTAAGAGCACAGGTGTCTTGAAGTTTGCCGCATTGTCGAAGGGTTCTGACTTAGGCTCCAACTCTTGCTGCTGCAGCTTGCGCCCGGCAATAAGGAATTTCTCCCATTGAGCCATAGAGGTCTTGTCTGACTGCTGATCCTCTACCACCCTGGCAGAGATCTGGGCCGCGATATCCGCGCCGTTCTCCCGCTCTAGTATCTCAGGAACAAGGTTGCCAACACGTATCATCTTGAGCAGGTCAGAGACCTTGCCGGGACTATCTTCGTTATTTTCCATCACGACCATCCTAATGGTGAATCATCTTGGGTTTGTGACTCGTACTCATCCTCATTGAATGGCTCAGTCTCAGCAATGCGTAACATCATCAGCAGGATCCTAGTGGCAGACATGAAGTCATCACGCTCCTTCACTATCTTGCCATCCTTGCGATGGTACATCCGGAACTCTTCAAACCATTCAGTGAAATATTTGTTTACTTTGAGCCTGCCTGATTGCATACGCTCGATCATTTCTATGATACCTGCCTCAGTACCAAAGCCACCACTCTCATGAGTAGCATGTTTACTGTGCATGTTCATGCCGGCAGCAGTGTATTGTGATGCCAGTTCCTCGCATGATCCACCCTTATCGTGCTGCAGACCATCATGAGGCCAAGCACAGGGGATCCATTCTCCCCAACTCTTAACCACTGATGCCGCCACTACTGGCGTACACTTAGACTGCTTCCAGCCCTTTGTGATGTAGAGTATATCAGTATCTCTGTCCCACGCACCATGAACCCATGCCTGTGGGTGATCATAGCCAAAGTCGCCACCGTTTAGCTGTGCGAAGTGCCGCGGTACTTCTGGCATAGGCTCGCAGTGTATTGACTCCTCAACTATGGCGAATACTTTGCCCGATCCCAGGATAGGCACACCATTAGCTCTTGCCTCACGCTCGTGCTCCGGGTAGGCAGCAATAATCTTGAGCTTCTCTTCATGAGTGTAGTGATCCACATCCATGATAGTCATGTTAATTAGAACCTGTTCCTCAGAGGGATTCTCTAGGAACATGATGGTCACTGTGCTCATGCCCATCAATGGCGTATAGGTAACCATCGTGGTTGGTCCAAACTGGCCGTTATTGGTCCTGGTCTTGCCTTCTGAGTAGATGTCTGGTGGTGGCTCTTCATCAAACCAGATGATATCGATGGTCGATGCTTGGAACTTCTCCCGGCCCTGGGAGTATGCCTTGAACTTGCACACAGAGATGCCGCCAGACTTATGCTTGACCTGTATATTGTCTAGATAGTTGGGGATTCCGAAGGCTCGCTGTGTGCCTTTGATCCTGTCCTTGCGGATAGTGCCACAGCCTAGCTCGCTCTTCTCGATGTTACCGCACATCAATAGCTGGATAGAGTCTCTGATGACTTCAGGTGTTACGCCGCAGGCCCATGCTGTGACTGGATTCTCAAACCTTAGCCCTGACCACCACTCAGGATAGTCACCAGTCAGATGATAAGCGTATTCAACTGCACCACCAAGCGTCTTGCCAAGTTGGTTGCCGGCCATGAAGCACCGCTCACCGTAGAAGTTACCCTGACGATGAAATTCAACCTGCTTCTTATTGGGAGTGTACCCGTCAATGAAGTTCTCACGGGTGTTACGGGATTTTTGCTGCAGGATCTCAATGGCTCGTATCTTCTGCTCTCGAGAGAGATTGGAAAAATCTAATTCGCCCAGAGTCATAGCCTTACTTGCCGCCATTAGCCGCCTTGATCAGTCTCATTAGCTCTTCATCCAGGGCATGCTCAGTAAGGGTGTTTAGATTGACCTCGCCAGTATGTTCAGTCTGTAGCTTATCACCGTACTTCTTAGGCTTTAGCTTAGAGGCAGACCACTTTCTCGTGTCTACCCTTAGCCTTGCGTGGTTCACAGAGACAGCGTCCATGACCATCACCGGGTTATCGTCTCCATCCTTCAGAGGGATCCCGTCTATAGATGCCTGTCTTGATGCCTGATTATCAGCTATATCGAGCATGTCCTCTACCAGTGCATCGGCAGATTCTTCCTTAGCTTTCGCGTATTGCTGCGAGAATTCTTCATGCTCCCTAAGCCATTTAAAAAGGCTCGACATACAAGGCATGTTCTCATCTCTGGAGATGCTACGCATAGACTCGCCTGATGCAAGCCTTTCGCATATCTTATCAGAGAGAGGTAGAGTGTACTTGGTTGGTCTTCCTGCTGGCATTACTAAGCCCCTTCCTAAGTGTTATTGATAAACTATAACCCATGTAGGTTTTGTATTTCTTAGTTTTCTTGCAGTTGTGGCAATTAACGTCACGCGCATCCCAGGCCATAAGATGTGATCCAACTAAGCCGCAAGCTGATTCACTTTTGCTTATTTGTAGTGGCTCTCCCGCTCTTTAGCGTAGGATTGCGAGGATAGGGCTAGCAGTATTAATATAATCGCTCTCATGCTATCTCCTTCTGTATTGAATAGCTAGCGGGGGTTAGAGCTTAACTTCTTGCATTTCTTGGAAAGCTACTAGCATTGCAACAAGATTGCCGCTGATAGCTGCTCGATCCGCTTTCTGCAACGTCAGCTCAATATTAGCAGCTCTGAACATTCCTACCGACACAAGTGATTTGTAAATCTCAAGAGCCTCGCGGCATCGCGCTTGTTCTTTCGGGTATTGCTCGCCTAGTGAATCACTCATTTTCTCTCTCCTATAAGGCCTATGGGGTTAGGCTG